GAGCCGCAGACTCAGCCGCAGACCAAGCCGCAGACCGAGCCGCAGACCAAGCCGCAGACTCAGCCGCATACCCAGCCGCAGACCCAGCCGCATACCCAGCCGCATACACACCCGCAGACTCAGCCGCAGACCCAGCCGCAGACCAAGCCGCAGACTCAGCCGCATACCGAGCCGCAGACCAAGCCGCATACCGAGCCGCATACCGAGCCGCAGACTCAGCCGCAGACCGAGCCGTAGACTCAGCCGCAGACTCAGCCGCATACCGAGCCGCAGACTCAGCCGCAGACTCAGCCGCATACTTCAATGATATATCTCCAGTCATCAAAAATTGCCTGACAATTTCTGGCGCTTTCCAATTTCCTATTACATCTAATGCGCACTCTCTCGCAAAAGAAAACAGCAAATCCCTACAATCAAATCCCCAAAGAGCCTTTCGAGTCTCTCCGCACAATTTATCTTTCTCTTCCAAAATTTCCCCGGATATTTCCACTCTCCACAACATAGGTCCGGGAGCGTAATTAAGAGCGTCTAAGATATTCACGCTTCCGTGTAATCCGCGCTTACACAAAGTCAATGGGAGAGATACGGACAGACTTTCTCCAGCTACAATTTTTCGTCCATCTCCATTGGCTAGTAAACAATCCAGCGGAGAAAAGTGCCAAGCAAGCACCTTATTCATGACATCAGTTCCTTATTCGCTTGTTTGAGTTCGCGCCTCGCGGCTCTAATAGCCGTTTGGCACATCCATTTCGACCAGTGGGCACTAGGAGAAAGATCTTTTAATCTTTTCTCCATTTCAGCAACAGTGCGTTCTGCTCGAATTTTTGCTCGTACCCAGTAATCTCTAGGTATTGGCTCTTCGTTCCTTGAGCTGTTCGACCTTAGTCCCGTTTGTTGAAGAGTGTTTTCCATCGTCATCAATCCTCGCCAGAATTTTACGACGTTGCTTAACAGCGGCCATTTCTCGATCATCGAGGCTCTTCAATTGCTGGTGCGGAGGAATAGCTGCCCACTTCTTGTTCCGTGCTTCCGCTTCAACTTGTCGTCGCTTTCGCTCTGCGCGCAAATGATGATTACGAGCGCCAGCGGGTCGATCTTTATTGGCCGTTCGCTTCTTTTGAATTCCGAATACACCGACGTTCACAGCAATAGCTTCCTTACGCAATCAGAACAAAGGAGAATTTCAGGGCCACAATATTCATCATCCATTAAAATGGCTATTGGATTTTTGCATTCTACTGAATGGCACTCCTCGATATGAACCATATCATGCTTTTTCGAGCATTTCGGCCAACATCCGCGTGCTTTTGGATCGTCATTCCTTCGAAATTCTTTGCACGTAGGACACACTTCACAAATATCGTCGTTGTTCATTACGGCTGTTTCCTTTCTTCGCGACGACGCCTATCACCGTCTTCACATATAGCAGCGCACACGGCTTCCCACAATTGCTTGGGATTGGGGCGAATTCCGTCGAGCAAGAATTCGGCTTTAACGCGATTTTCAATAGTCATGATTCTACGCCTTCGGCTTTAATTGGGTAAAATAGAATAAACATAATTATGTCCTTTTTGATTTGGACGTGATAAATCCCGAGAGGCCAATTACGGCGACGGGGCCGAGAAACTTGGGGTTAAACGATTAGTTCAACGAGGCCGTTGAACGAGTGAGCAACCATGTGATTGTGGTCGTCCACTATGTACGACTTGGGATGTCGTCGTAGAAGATGAAGGAGAGATTGGAACTTGGACTTGGATGGACCGACTTTCGTGTAGTTCACGATTCGGTCTTTAATATACGCCGGTCGTAGCGCACGGTAAAGCATGGTCTTTAAATCCTCACAAGCTTATTAAAAGACGGAAATATCACGCCGAGTGTGCTTTTAAGTGAGAAAAACCTTCGGTTAACTCCCCGCTAGTTCCACACTAGCTCAGTACTGCCCTCGCTTTTATACAAATCGCAAACAAGATACTGTTCTCGAACCATCACTTCCCGACCATCACTCATGACCGATCGCACGTAGTACGTGTTATAATGGCTATCAAGACAGCGCCGATCATCGTACTCGCTCACGTCAGTAAATTGACACGAGCCGAGTGGACTGAATATGTTCCCCAATACGCAAATTACTGACGCAACGGCATTCATTTAATCCTCCTAATCAAGCTACCTTTCTCATAACAGCCGCTTGAGGCGGCGTGGGCTGTGGATTCTTCGGATTCCGATGACCGATCATTGGCGAGCAAATTTCAATCGATTCGTCGGCGTTAACTTCAATCGTGACTTGGCGATGCTGTTCGAGGAATTGCCGAATAACGAACATAGCATCGTTCACGTTCGCTACTTCAACACGATCCACGAATACGTCATCGAACATTTCTGCTCCTTTTCTTGTAAATCGAACGGAGATTCGCCTCATTCAAGGCTATCATGATAGCTCCAATAGCAATGAATACGAGAAGCATTTCGGTAAGTATCATCATTTCAATTTACTCCCATAATTGTGCTTATTCTGCTGCTGTGGCGGATCGCAATTCAAGCAACCGAGTCCGCCGCAGATACAACCTGCCTGCTGTTCGTCCTTCGGTTCGGTGGGTGTGGAGGTGGCGGCGATCTGTTTCTGCATCTGACTAGACGCCACAAGTAGAGAGAGAACCGCATTTGCAATGCGGTCATCGACACTACCGCGCCACTCTCCAGCAATTGCACCGGCGGAGAAATTCACAACAAGATTGGTAGTTGCCATCATCCTTCTCCCCCTTCATCGAGCACCAATTGAACGGTATCGGGCATCTTTTCCGTAAGAGGAATGATGTCTTGCGGACATTCCATGCCCACGCTGGCCGCGCCTGTCGGCAAATAGCAAAAAATTAATTCTCCTTTGTTATTGCGGTTTTTAACAAGAGCAACGATAGAATATGCAGAATAACATTCCGCAGAATCATACGAACGATCGACGGAAATAATTCGAACACTTCTTCCATCTCGCGTCAGCACGCGCTGGCCTACAGCGAATGGAATAGTTTTCTCGACGCCCGGAACTTTCTTCCATTCTCCAATTCTCTTATACAATTCTTCTCCGACGTTTCCTTGTACAGTACTGTTTTTTGTCCCGGTGTATGTGTCAAGGCGGGAAGAAAACCCAATATAAGTGAATAAACCTTCTTTCCATTTTCCGCGAATAAATTCGTTCATCTGTAATCTCCGTTGTTCTTCACGTTGTTTGTGAACTTAGCGATAATCGCCGTTCTTGGGCTTGGCACTCTTCGCGCGGAATTTCCGACGAAGCTTTTTAGCAATCACCGGCTTTTCAATTGGTAATCCGAGTTTTTCCCGATAGTGCATTCGAGAAGTTTCAACCATGCTCTTGTGCTTGGCTTCGTTGCTCTTTTTCATGTGCTTGACAGTAACAGCACGATTATTTATGCGAGATAAATAGTGCTCACCACGAGATTTCTCGGCATTCGTCTTTTGCACACGATTTTCCGGCCGCACGATAGCAGCGTGAAGCTGCCGCACGGCTATTGGGAATGATCTGTTGACTTGCAATAGATGCTCTACGCGAGACAATAGTCCCTTACGGAGCATAGCTTTTGCCCGCTCTTTCTTCGGAGAGACATAATTAGTCTCTTTTTCGAATCTTTCACGCTCTTCACGCGCAAGAAATCCCTCGGATATACGTCTATCCGCTTCGCGGCGTAATCTCTTACTAAAAGCCATGACGGCGCTTCCTCCCAAGCCTAAAAAATAATTAAGCCTTTTTCTTCGCTCTTGCATTTTCCGCGTTAATGATGCCCATCGAGAGCTTTATTGCTTTTCTCTCGACAAGACTCGCCTCTTGTATCGCTTTTTTAGCCAAGTGAGCATTTGCTCCATCTTTGCTTTGTGCAATTGTCCATAAAGCCGTGCGATACATTGCAATCATCTCACCGAAAGCATCGAGAAGCACTTTGGATGCTTCATCATCCTTCAAGACAATCGTGGGCGTTTCAACGCTAAAAGCGTTTTCGATTGCTTCAATCGGAACTACTTTAGTTTTGATTGCTTTCATGATGACAGCATCTCACTCAAAAAGTGAAGAACTACTGAAGCCTCGTCAGGCGAAATTTTACCGCGAGCACGTACTTGCTGTACCCAAAGATATTTTAACTCCTTCGGAATACCTTTCGCGGTGCTTGCGATAACAACGTCTTTGCCGTTCTTCGTGACCACGTAATCATCGAAGAAACGCCCACAATTTTCGAGCTTTATCACTATTTTTGGCTCTTTTTTCTTAGCCGAGCACATAATTACCTCGCGCATTGAGTTCACGAGTGAATTGCATGTCTTGCTTGGACGTTATATTCGTGTCGGGAACATCCAGCTTGGCTTCTATGACGATGGATCGAAAATTAACAGGAAGCCCAAAATTTCCCACTAAATCAATGCGACAAAGATATGGACGGCCACGAAACTCCACAGTTCCAACGAATATCTGGTAATCGTCGCCCTTCACAATGGCCATAATACCCTCTCCCGTATATTAAATGATCCAGAATATCTGAGTCACATCAGACGCGAATATCCTATCGGTATCTTTAGGAAACTCGCGTATGGTGTAGTTCCACCGATCCTTGTGCTTAGTTATAACACGAACTTGCCCATCTAAAACGGATAGACCGTAAGCAATACGAGCTACTTGCTCGACATCACTCCAATCTATCCGAAATAGATGGTTAGTTCGCTTCACGTATATTCATTATTCCGTGTACGTGTATCCATTTGTTCTTCTGCGAGTACGCGGGCGCAAATAGATTCCTCGTCTCTGGAAGAAATTGCAAATACCATCGCCAATAGCATGAGTGAGTGCCATCGAACCTAAAACAATGGAAAAAAGAACCATTAGAGTTAAAATAGCAATTAGCACAGCTACGGCGAACGGCATTGTTGTGTCAGTTTTTTGTATCCGCTCGGCGAGCGGATAAATGATTTGCCACAAGCCCCAGCACAATACGACCGAAAAAGCAATCCCGATCGCGGATTCGATTATCTCGCGGCGTGGTTCATTGAATATATTGCTCAGTGCCATTTTCTTTAATCCTCTAGTTAATTAATAGATCCAAGCCACCAACCGATAGAGCCAAAGATAGCTCCAACGATTGATCCCGTTACAAACCCTTTGATCCAAAATGATGCATAAGCATCTTCTGGCCGTTTAAACGACTCCTTCTCGAACTTGAGAATCACGATACGAGCACTCCGTCTTTGACCGCCTTGCCGTTCCAATAACCCGGAACGTTGCGATACACGAAATAAAACCGCTCGTCGTCGAACTTTTTGATCGGCTCAACGAGATGCAAGGCATTCATCCACGCTCTCGCGGATTGCACAGCCGACACTTTTGTGGTGTGAATCTCGCACGACCACGCCCACACGTTGTACGTTGCTTGTAGTGCCATGTCGATTACGCCTCCGCTCGGCAAGCGGTTATGACACGGAGAATCTGTTCGCGTTGCGCCCAGAAACTATTCGTTGCACGATCCCGCACAGTTTTACGGAATCGATCTCGCTGGCCAAACGGCCTCGGCCTGTAATACAGGATTCCGTTGAGATTGCCGTAAGTTCCGCCCATTACGGGATTGCATCCCACGGTTGGTGCGTGAATGGATTTCATGGTGCTTGTCTCCCATTATCGAATGTTGTTCTCTAATGCTAGCAATACGTGCCTAGCTCCCGAAACAAACGACTGGATCAAGTCCTTGCGGACACGATCTTGCAACACGATATCGTTTTCACGATACCGATTCTTTACCACCAAATCCGCACTAGCTTTCGCCCATTGGTGAAGATTCGACTCTATCGAACTTCCAGATTTAACGATATCCGTAGCCATAGTCGCACTCCGATTAATTGCAACGATCACTAGCTCTCAGAAACATTCTTACGAGAGCTAGCTACCTTACAACTAAGCGGCCTTCAAGAAGGCCGGAGTTTCGATACCCGGCGTAACGGCTGCGAGCATGTCCGAAATCTTGATCTCCGGAATACCGAGCTTGGCTTGCGTTTCGGCCTGAAGAGCGCGCAAAGCGGCCTTGTCACCTTCCGAATACTTCTTGTATTCGCCCATCACCTTGGAACCCGTCGATTGATTGTCCACGATATTCACCTTTCTTTGAGATTACCGGATACCTGCCGGCTCAGGTTTCAAAGCTTGAGGATTACAAAATCTCCCGAAACAGCGTTGCACCGCGCAAGCGCTGCTTTGCATTCATCATTCGACTTCGGCCATCTGCGGTTAAGGTCGATGAAGAATACACGTTCATTGTCCATTGCTATTACGCCAAACCCTTTCTTTGGCGAGCCAGCAATGGCGTGATTCGGAACTACTTGTGCGATGTAATACATAACCGCTCTCCCGTTGGAAACAATCCAATTACTTCTCACTACAAAAAGCAATTGAATTAATTCGACTACTTCCGACTGCAAGATTATCGATAATTATTGTTAAAAAATTGTTAACCCGCCCTGCCTAGCGTAAACGCGAACGAGAATGATTCGCATTTAGATTCGCAAAACGCAAAAACGCCAACGCCCGGCGGCCTTTCGACCGTCGGGACATTGGCACCACTCTTGCTTTACGCTGTTGCTTCCGCCGGCACAATTTCCAGATCACACGCCGGGCAGGAACATTCCGGCGAATCTGAACTGTAGAAAATGGAACGTGCGCCGATTGGTGCGATATTCTTGGTGGACCAGCGCAAGTTAGGATGATTTTTGCACCGCAATGGTATGTGCTGTCCATACGGCACATCATCCCGCAATGTTCCGTATTGTCCCCAGTTGCTTAAATCTGGCATAACACTTTCTCCCGACTAGCCTAGCGAATCCGCTAGATCGGGCCATCCGGTCTTTTGAATGGCCCTTGTAACGGACTAACTAGCCAACCTTGCGAACCCCGCGAGCGGGAGCCGCATCCGTCTGCGGCGCTTCGAGCGTCTTGCTAATAACCGGCTTCGACGTGCCTTCGTGGACCGGATGACGCGCGGGAACTTCCGCAATGCGCGCTTCGAGCCATTTGCACATCTCATCCAAATCGCGACCTTGCAATCCATTGATGTGCTTCTCCGCGTTTTCCTTGCGGTCCTTGACCGACTCCGTGATTGCCGAAGTGTACGTTTTCAAGAGCGATTGGAACCGCAGCGCGGGTGCTCCCTTTTCCTTCATAACTTCTGCGTTAACGCCGCTGATAACCTTGCGCAACGCTTGCAACGTGATGCGCTCGATTACCGGCTTTCCATCCTTGTCTACGTTACCGGTATCCACCGCGAATGCTTCATTGGTGATGAAGTGCGCCGCGGTGAGTTCCGGTCCAGCTACCTTGCGGGCGCCATCGACTTTGTTGGTATACGCTTCCGAGCGTTCCGTCACGTCGGTTGCGTATCGTTCGGCATACGTCGAGAGCATCGCATCGTACCCGTTTACAGCGGTCGAGATGTAAGCCTTGACGCTGGCGTGTTTCAGGTTCTCCGCGAAGTCCTTGGGGAAGTTTGCCATTGCCAAGACTGCAAAATCGTCCGGACTGATGTCATTGTTCGCGGCCGTTTGCATGGCATCCGCGAACCCGTCCCACACGGAACCGCCAACGGTGGTTGTGGAATCGTCGTGCCGTGCGGCTTGACGTTCCAAATCGAGCAAGCCGTCTTTGATCCCCGAAAACAGCGGGTTCAACAGCTTGCCAGCTTCAACCAGCTTGAGCGCCGATTGCTCGGCCTTGACGTCGCGTAGACTGATTTTCTTGAGACTTGCCATTGTAGTTACTCCGAGTATAGCCCGTGTCCGGGCGAGAATTAGTAAATCCCGCTCTAGCGCATCCGCTAGACGGGTTGGGCAAAAGCTAGGTTGTAAGAGTGCGCCCCCATCGCGGGGGATGACAGCGGCTAGGCGTTTCGCGCTAGCCTTCCGAACGCGGGGCGATGCCCCTAAACCACGCATATTGCAAAAACGAGCGTACCAGAATCAAAAGCAACGCGCAAGTGCCCGGACCAGCGCACGTCGCGCGATTATCGATAATCGGCCAAGCGCCTAAAGCACACGCGCAGGGCTACGCGCCCGACTCTACATGAGTCAGGGTTCAGTGTGTAGTATGAGCCCTGATGCCTGAACGTAGGCTGAATGAAATACCACTTGACAAAGTTGCATGGCACATGGCTTGCATAGCGCCAACACAAGTGCAAATCTAAATGAGAACCATTCGCATGTGCGCCTGTGCTCTAAAGCATTGATTTTAAAGGATATTTTTATCTAGTGCAGGTGGGGGGTAGCAGCTTCGGATTGATGGGACCCGTTTCGGGCGCGAAGCGTCAAGAATACCTGTGAAGAATTTTTTAAAAAACCCGGAACACAAGCAATTTCCTAGTGCTGGAGCCAGAATTAATAGGGAAAAATGGATGTTAGAATAGGTATTAAAGGATTGTTATTCGATTAAGCATTATTATTGGGAACTATTTGGGGAATTAATTGTCAAAGAATCATTAGTTGGGGATTTAATCGAGGAAAGTAGTATATGCAGACTATTGACGAGCTATTGGCTTTAATCAGGGTAGATAACACAGTACCTCCTGAAACCAAGCAGAAAGCTCTAGAAGAGCTTCGGAACAAGTGGAGGTATGTGCCTCATACCAAAGACCCGGTGAAGCTTCCAGCGAAGCGTAAGAGCCGTGGAGCGGATAAAAAGACGAAGCGTAGAAAGAGGTTAGAATACTACCACAGACGGAAGGCACAAGATAGAGACTATAATCTCAATTGGGATAGGAGCCTCAAAGGGCAGTTCTACAAGCTCCGGAGGCAGCAGCACAAGGTAAACGGGATTCCTTGGAGTCTCACTTTAAGCCAGTGGTGCCAGATGTGGATGTCTTGCGAGCCCATCTTGGTAGGACAGAACGTGTACAAGCCAGCTTGGAAGTGCCGAGGAAGGACTATCAAAGATGTACGGCTATTCAGGATTGATAGAACAAAAGGCTTTGAAATCACCAATTTGGAAATCCGATATAAAGACAAAGTAATATATCCCGTTACAAATCAATAACTTGGAAGTGCGGTACAAAGATAAGGTGCTTTGGAGAGCCAAAGGCGATTAAATTCGAGAAATTTATTTCGAGAATACGGGAACTTTCTTAAAGATTTGTTGTCTAAGTGTGTGCTAGGGGTATTATAGTATCTCTAGTGTCTACGCTAAAGCCGGGAAGTAGGCTGGTCGTCCAATCTTCGGATAGGATAGGTAAGTGATACAAGGAGTATCCACCAGCTCTTCTTATTTAGCGTCAAGCCTAGTGTCTTAGCTAGGGGCTTTAGAGTAGGCGCCATCTGTGCCAATTGATGACCTACCCCTGTGATAGATTACTATCAGTTCTTCTTAGGTACACGATCTAAGTAAGAATCTCGGAAACGAGACATGAAAGACTAGTGTTATTGGGTAATGTGAGTATATCCATTATAGATAATACGAGCGTGTAAGTACTTGTATCTGGTTTGTTACTTGTTTGTTAGCTTGCGTACTCAGCGTGATATAAACCCATATCGAGTGCGTGGGGGCTAAGAGCAGTGAAGCGAAGCCTAGGATCACAGGGAAGAAGGGCAAGTGTGCCTAGAATTTATGAAAATAGAAGAGTTAGAACAGCGTAAGAAAGTACTAATCCAATACATATACTCAAGCATCACAATAGAAGATTGGCACGGGGTTAGAGATGCTGCTTCTGATATAGAAGTGATCGAAGGGAAAATAGATGTTTTACTGCGATCAACGAACAACTCACAGGCTACTAGTAAGCCTAATTGAACAACAGAAAGAACTAAAGGAATTACTCATGAGTGGATTTACCGATATTCAGGCTAGTGTAGCCGATCTTACCAGCGAGGTAGCGGCTGTTGCTGCGGAGCTTAATAAGCTCGCTGCGGAAGTAGCGGCTGCGGCTGGTGCTCCTAGCGATGCAGATCTTGAGGCAGTTGCTGCTTCTATTCAAGCCCAGAGCGATGCTCTTAAGGCAGCCGTAGCGGCTGTTGATCCGCCTCCGGCGGTTAGCGCTCCGAGCGCGTAACAAAAAGAATTATCTGGTTGGCGGAACTAGTAGACGCGAAAGTCGAAAGGCAAGCCAGCGGCTAACCCCGTAGAACTGGCTTAGTGTGAAGTGCAAATCTCACACCAGATAAAGCGCCGTTCCTAGCAGGACTCGGCAGATATAAAGCCCTGCTACCTATTCTATCCGGTTAGTTGATACAGCCGGGTCTTTTATCTATAAAGTTGAGGAGATACCAAAATGGCTGCAACAACTAGCCTTTCAAACATGATTAACAACGCTTCACACTTGACTACTCAGTTGAAGCAGATCTTTCTTAAGTCTTTCCGTCACCAGTACGGCCTTGTCAAGGTTGTAGCGGATACCACGGTTAATGCTAGCACTACCCTTACCCCGGAACCCGAGCTTAAGTTCTCGGTCCAGAAAGGTAAGATGTATCACGTCAGAGCGCGTCTTATGATCTCGACCGGAGCTACTCCGGGCCTTGAGATTCAGCTCGCTGCTCCAGCGTGTACCACGTCAGCCACTACGTTTGTCGGTAAAGCCCTTGCTACCCAAGGCACGGCTAACGTTGCTGGAGTAACCCTTGCTTATACAAGCCTTAATGCTGATCTCTTTAGCTCGGCAGTGGCATACTCGAGTATTACTGTGGATGCATTCTTCCAGCCGGAAGCTGATGACACGATTAACTTTACGTTCTGTCAGAATACTTCTAACGCCTCTAATACTTCTATTCTTAGAGGTTCATGGATGAGCTGCGTGGAAGTTCGTAATGGTGGAAGCTACCCGACCTCTCTCTAAAAATGATTGAGAACAAGGAAGTTCCAACACACGAAGAATTGCTAGATAGAGCAAGGGAACTTGAAACGTTTGCCAAAGGTGTTATAGAGCACCTTGAGGATTTTATAAAAAATCGCAAGGAAGCGAACGATGTCGAAACATCGACACCCCTATCTTAGCAGGAAATTCATAACCACCGTCGGGACACTGGCGGTGGTTTTTCTATTGGAATATCATCATCCCGGTTCGGCTTCGAATCTATATCCGATAGTACCGGCCCTACTTATAGCACACCACGGCGCTAACGCCGCGTGCGATTGGATACACAAGGACGACAAATGAGTATTCGCATCAATCCACAGGAAATTAATGGCACATTGTCTAGCACTGGTATCAGTCATGCAGACGGTCCATATAACTTTAGGGGCGGACGAAGTGTTCAAGGCGTAGTGCTTTCTGGAGAATCTACTAATACCACAGATAAGATTGCTCTTTGGGCGTGCGCTCCGGGAGAGACTCCCGGTACTAATACGGGAGCAGTTATTGTAGCAGCCACACTCACCCCGTTTATTACCAAGGTTACTCTTGGTGGGGATTTTGATCTTTACGTAGTTCCAGATACTAACACCGGAACTCTGAAGTATCGTCTTCAGCGTTGGGAAAGCAATACGGCACCGTAATAATTATGGCAATTAGCGATATCGATAAACTGATTAATAACGCCGGCCACTTTACTGTGGCTCAAAAGAATACCCTTCTTAAGTGTTTTGCTGAAGCTGTAGGAATTGATAGCGGGTTACTTAGCTCTGTTGCCAGTCCAAATGATACTATTGATGTATCAATAACTGACGGCGAAGCCAATGTAGACATTAATGGCAAGCCGCCGGGAGATCACACCAATGATTTAGGAACGGCTATCCTTCGATGGAAGGACGTATTCCTACGCCAGAACGATTCTTCAGGTAGCAAACTTAAATGGGTAAACGATGCTAACAATAGCACTACTAGCATCAATTACAATCTACAAACTGGTCCGAGCTTCTCTAATGATACCACCGGAGATTCGCTAACGTTCGATCAAAGTAATCTAACCACTACTCGTACTGCTACATGGCAAGATTCAGATGGCACAGTAGCTTGGCTTGGAGATATTTTAGATTATACTAATCTATATGCCGGGCCCAGTCTAGTTACAATTAATCATACATCCGGAGGACTATTTGTATCAGGATTGGGACTTCCTGCAATTGTTTTCGTTACCTCTGATAATGCCGGTACTATTAGCGCGACTACAACTATAGATTCTCAGTCTCCCGGAGATTTAACTGGCGGATGGGAACTAGTAGTTACATTCTTAGTAGCCTCTACTACAGTGGCTCATGGAACTAGTTTTACTAGCACGAATGCTAAGACACTTCCAACTAGCGCCTCAGCTAATCAAACATTCCGCTATATATGGGATGGCGGTGTTAGTAAATGGAAATATTATCAATAAGAAAGGTAATTTAGGATGTCGTGGGAAGATAAAGAGATTGAAGAACTAAAACTAGATGAAGGATTTAAAAGCACGCCTTACAAAGACAGTGTATACGGTACTTGGACTATTGGGTATGGGCATACTGGCCCCAATGTTCATGGTCTTACGCCTCCGATCTCCGAATCTGAAGGAGAAGAACTACTTCGAGAAGACTTCTCAGACGCAGTAAACGCAGCACAGCAAGCTTGCCCGTGCTTTGATGGCCTTGATGGCCCGAGGAAAGGGGCTCTAGGTAATATGGCTTTTCAGCTTGGTGGTAAGACCCTTAGTACGTTTCACGAGTTCCTCCACCTACTTGATATTGCAGACTATGAAACGGCTTCCGAAGATTTAGAACACACAGCTTGGTACAAACAAACGCCCAATAGGGCACAACGAATAGCTTACAGAATACAAACCGGAGAATACGCAGATCGTGGCGAATAAGCACGTAAAACTCGGTCGAGGACCTAAAAAAGAAATCGAACGAGCCCTTAAACTCTTAACTAATGAACCAACTGAACTAAAGAAAAGCACTCTACGAATTATGTACCAAGCTTGTGACTTTGAAGAGCTTGCGTATATGGATGGTAGAGATCCTGCAACTGGAGAAATTGTCCCACTTCTTATTGGGCTCCAAGTTGAAGCAGATGGACAGTACAGTATTTACCCAGTAGCCCGACTTTACATGGGCAAGGATATCCCAGATTTTGAGCCGCCAGATGGACGAGGAAGTTACATTAAACGAGACTCCGGAGACGGAGCTTTCCACAACGATGAAGTCCCCAACAACGACGGAACCGAACCAGAAGGAAACGAACCTCTCGCAACCCCAATTGGAGAATTCATCCAAGCGGAAAGCGGGACGCCCGAAGGGCTCGACGAAGCAAACGTTGAAGCTGAACTGGGCGGACACGATGATACAGCTCTACGAAGAGGGAGCGAGTGACCACGAGGTTTGTCGAGAGCTAAAATGCTCTTACGCAGATTTTGACAAACGGTATAAAACTGACTCCATATTTGCTCAGCTAGTAGATTTTGGCCGCCTCGCCTCAAAGGCGTGGTGGCTAACACTAGGGCGTAAAGGAGCAATGGGCGGAAAGAATTTTAACTTCCAAGCTTGGTACGCTAACATGAAGAACCGGTTTGGATGGAGCGACAAAGCTGAAATATCCTCTGGAGATGACAAGCCACTTGACCAACTTACTCAAGATGAATTGCTCGCCAAGATCTCTAGCCACAAAGCACGACTTGCTAAGCTCTTAAATAAGAGCGGAATTTTATTTGCAAACATTGAAGATGGAACTTCAAACTAAGTTACCCGATCATTTTTCTGAAAAAGAAAGGCGACTTCTAGAAGCTAGATTGAAGACTCTACAAGGAGGCGCAGCTAGTAATGTGGCTGACCTCCAAGGACTTCTAGAGCTTCTAGAAGAAGAAAAGAAACGAGAGGATTTTAATGGATTCACTAAGTGGTTTGATCCACTTAATCCGTTCCGATACGGAAATCTTCCAAAGCACAAGGCTCTCTTCGATGCCACTAAGCACTATCGCGAAGTCCTTATGCTCGGAGGAAATCGTTGTGGCAAGACTCGCGCTGGAGCGACTTTTCTTTCTGTTATCGCAACCGGACTTTACCCCGATGACTGGGAAGGAATTGTTTTCGACGGTCCAACAAGTAGTTGGGCTGCAGGAAAGACTGGACAGAGTACTCGCGATACTGTCCAAGAGGCTCTCCTCGGTCCAATAGGATCGTGGGGAACAGGCTCAATTCCGAAAGATAGAATTGTACGCACTACAGCGAGAGTAGGTATCCCTAATGCTGTGGATACCATTGAGGTACTTCATGTATCCGGCAAGATATCAACTATCGGCCTTAAATCTTTTGACCAGAAGCCCTCGTCTTTTTATGGTACTGCTAAACACGGGATCTGGCTGGATGAACCTTGCCCAGACCTTGTGTATAACGAGTGTCTTATTCGTACAATGACCACTGGCGGGCGATTGGTTCACACCATCACCCCGAAAGAAGGTCTTACTAGATTACTCTCAGAATTCCTTAGCAAGTGCGATCTGCTTGCTGGAGCACAGCGCGTCAAAGGACTTGACGCGATGATGCAATTGCAAGAGATGGAAGATAGAAAATACGGGCGAGAAGTTGTATCAACTAAGCCCGGAGTTAATTCTAGAGCGTGTGTGCAGATCGGTTGGGCAGATGCTCCGTGGTTAGATGAAGATGCTCAGAATGAAATTATATCATCGACTCCTCCGTTTCAACGAGAGGCTGTTAAATATGGTACACCATCCCTTGGTATTGGTGCAGTATATCCTATACCACTTGATGAGATTACGATAAGTGCTCAAGATGCAGCTAAGCTTCATCCACTTCCAGCCTATTGGCGATATATCTACGGGTTTGATGTTGGATGGAATAAAACAGCAGCAATCTTTTTAGCGCATGATATCGACAATGATATTGTATATGTAGTTGATGAGTACTATCAAGGACAGCGAGAGCCAGAACTCCATGCGATGCACATCAAAGCTCGCGGTGGAGATTGGCAAATCGGTGTCATTGATCCAGCATCAGCCGGCTCCAACCAAATGGATGGAGACAAGCTTATACGAGTTTATCGTTCCCATCCGATATCTCTCAGAATCCGCGAAGCAGATAATGCTGTGGAAGCGGGCATCGCAAAAGTCTGGTCTAGATTGTCCTCGGGAAAGCTTAAGTTCTTCCCAAACACTTTCAATCTACAGAACGAATACTTGCTTTATAGGCGGGATGAAAATGGAAGGGTCGTTAAAGAAAACGATCACGCCCTAGATGCTCTTCGATATGCAATTAACTCTTTACAGTATGCACAGCCTAAGAAGGTGAATACATTGCCAATCCAAAATACGAAGAAATATAATGTATAATAATCCTCCGGCTCAATCTACTACTATGCCAGTTGGTGAAGCTGGTGGCTCCCACGTTATGGGAGATTATAGCATTCCTACAGGCAATGGATCTGGTGGCCCCAGCAATCCGTATGGAGAAGATCCTATTGAGGCTCTAAAGCGACAGCAAGAGCAGATGGAGCAGCGTAAGCAAGATGTTTATGCTACGTTGGCGCGCACGATAGAAAGCACTCTTGTGGCTCGTATGGGTACCCGTAAAGCCAAGGAGAATCAGTGGCTTGAGGCTATGAGGGTGTACCTTGGATCACTATCTTCCTATAATATTGTTACTGGCGAGTACCCGTTTGGAACCAAGGCAGATGATCGCCTTGTTCATCGTCCTGAGTTTAATATCTGCAGGTCGAAGTGCAGAATGGCAATAGCCCAGACTATCTCCTATCAGTTTTCTGCTGGAGATAAGAACTGGAACCTTAGAACTCCGGCGAGTATTTATTTAGACCCGCAAGATTATCAAGCTGCTGTGCAGCAAATGCAAGACCCCAATCTCTCTCCTGATGAGGTAGTTGAACTTAAGGTTGATGCGATGGAACGTGAGATCGAGTATCATCTCGAATGCACGCATTATCCTCGTGAAATTCGTAAAGCGATGCACGATTGGGTTATTCTCGGCACAGGGGTTATGAAAGGTCCTCTCAATGCCGGGAAAATGAAAAAGGTCTATCAGAAGCAGCAAACATCAGACGGGCGCATAATCCGCGTGCCGTCTTTTTCTTTGGAAAATGTTCCGCTTCTATATAGAGTAAATCTTTGGTATTGGTTCCCAGATGATACTGTTACAGATGTAGATAAAGCAGAGAATTCTTGTGAGGTTCATCCTCTTAGCAAACAAGAACTCAACGATCTTATTAAGCATCCGGGTTATATGGGCGACCAGATTAAACTGTGTCTTGCTGAGGACCCCAAACAATACACAAATTCTCCGTTCAATGATCCTGCCTATCTGACGCAAGGTATTAATCTTCTTAAGAATAAGTACCTCGTAATTGAATACCACGGTCCGATCAAGAAAGAAGATCTAAATATTCTTGGTGTACAATCCACAGATGAAACTCCTTATGATGAAGTTTATGGAGAAATCTGGGTTTGTAATGGGCGTATAATTCGCCTTCAACTTAGCACTCTTGAGGGATGCAATAGAATTCCCTATTATGCTGCAGTTTGGGAGCCAGATCCGGCAACGATCTTTGGGTTTGGTATTCCAATGCTCAGCCGAGATCAGCAGCGTGTTGTTAATGAATCCTACAAGATGGTTCTTGATAACGCGGGAATTAGTGCCGGCCCGCAGGTAGTTGTTGATACCACTCTTATTAAACCAGCCGATGGTGAAATGGAATGTACCCCATTCAAGGTATGGTATATTCAAGAATATGGGGCTGATGCCAATAAGGCTATTCAGTTCTTTACTCCACCTAACTCATTCGAAGGACTTGCGGCTCTAATCTCTCTCGCGCGTAGTTTCGCAGATGAAGAGTCTGGTATTACTCTTATCCAGAATGATATAACTCTTCCGACACAAGCACAAGATAGCGCGACTGGAATGGCTATTAAAGATGAGAATGCGCAAGCTCCTCTCTTTCTACAAGCAGAGCGGTGGGATGATGATATTACTCATCCGATCATAGATGCTATGTATGATTGGGAAATGCAATATAGTCCAAAAGAAGAAATAAAGTGTGATGTTGAGATAGATGTTAGAAGTTCTACTCAATATCTTAAAGGACTAATGGATCAGCAGAAGCTTGATCGCTTGATGCAAGAGATTTCTCAAGGATCTCCTATTGCCAAGTGGATCAATCTAGATGAATTGATTCTTGCTCGTTTGAGTAGCATGAAGCTTCCGAGCCATGCTATTATCAAGAGCCCGCAACAGGTTGCGCAGGATGAAGCAAAAGCTGCCCAGCAACCCCCGCAGCCTGATCCTAACATGCTTAAGGCTCAAGCGGCAATTCTTATGGCTCAGAATCAGCAGCAAGAGATCGCCCAGAAAGCACAGCAAATGCAGTTCGATCAACAGCGGCATCAAGATGACATGCAATATAAGTGGCAGATACAGCATGATACTAATGCTGCCAATGTGCAGAGTCATGTGCTTGATGTTAAGAAGGCAGAAGTTCAAAGCCAAGGAACTATGGCTCAAGGATATTCCCAACATCAGCTTGGAGCCTTGCAGCTTCAGACTGAGCTGGCTAAGACATCCATGCAAGAGAATACTAAGAAACAACTTGCAGGAATGGATCATGTTCAAACGGCAGCAGAGATTGCTAGCAACGAGAAAATCCAGAATGCAAAAAATGAAGCCAAGCTTCGTGAAGTTCGCGTAAATGCTGCCGCACGAAAGCAAGCTATACCTAATCGTAATTTGACTAAGCACAATCCAAAACCGAGTAACTAATGGCCTTAACTTTCCAATCAGATGATTGGCTATATCTAAAAAAAGAATGTGAAGATTATCTCGCCAAATATAGACAAGAGCTGGAACAATCTTCAACTAGCTACATCTCTACAATTGAAGCACGAGCGAAAGTGCAACTACTTAAAACACTATTAAAACTGCCGGAAACTGTTCGCGATTTCCCGCAATCTAAAGGATAAAAATGACAACGGAAGTGACAAATCCGCTAACCACCATAGGTGGGGCTGCCGATATTGATAGTCCAGAAGTACAAGAACTTTTTAATAAAGCATACGCTCAGGAACATCCAGAACATCCCAAAGTTCCTGATCCAATCGACGTTCCAGCAGTTGTGGAACAGAAGATTGAAGCTACGCCCGCAACTCCGGAAATTCCCGATCCGGCCGTAGTTGAAAATAAAGCGAAAACGGAAGTACAGCCAGATGCGGCTAAGGAAGTAATTCCCGCTGCAGTTAATCCTCCGGCTGCTACTAATGATCCGAATGCATGGATCAATTCACTTCCAAATGAAGATCTGAAGGCACAGGCCCGAAAGATCATCGAAGAGCGAGACTTTGCTAAGCATCAGTGGGATTCTGATCGTCAGCGAGCCCAAGCTCTAAATCGTAAAGCAATGAATCAGGACCGAGAACTAGCTGAACTCCGGGCCAAGATTCAAAGGCCGCAAGCAGCACAAGATCCACAGCTTGCCGCTCAAGCCACTAAAGAGGCGAATAAATCGCTTGCTGAGTGGGAAGAATTAGTTAGTGCCGACCCAAAATTAGCGAAAGCCATTGAACAAAAGGCTAACGAAATTGCTGAGGCCCGCCATAATGCAGCTATCGGAACTATGGATGAAATCGCTCAACAGAGAGTGAAGCAAGCCGTAGCCCCTTTGCAACAGTCTCAACTTAACAACCAAATCGAACAGGAACGACAGCTTCTTTTGAAGAGCGTTCCAAATGCGCAAGATGTGTTTGCATCTGAACAGTATGCTTATTGGCTAGAGAATAAAGCTTCTCCGGGCCTTAAGAATCTGGCGTATAATTCGACAGATCATAGAGATGCGCTGGAAGTATTGAGTGCATATTCCTATAATCTGCCTTCGGTTGTTAATGAGATGGTAGCACTCGGGCGAATGCAGCCGCCGCCTGCGCAACCTCAGGCCGTTCAGCAGCAGCAAGCAGCAGCAACTCCAGTAGAAGCGGTAGATACCTCCAAGGCCGATAAAGTCGCAAAAACGCGAGCAGATAAGCTCACAAATGCTCCTGTTGTACAGCAAGCTCCTGCTGCCGTAATTCCAACTAGTACAGTTGGGGCCGGTGGAATCGTCGATCTCGATGATGAGGGAGTACAGGCGTACTTTACGGAGTCGTTCAAGAAAAATCTTAGAACACGTTAACCCCGCTAAGGGATTATAACATTTACATGGAGAGTAATAAATGAGTACCTTTACTACCTATGGAGATGTTTCACCTCGTGTCGGCATTTATGCAGTTGCAAAGATGCTTGCACGTATCGAACCCATCCTCGTCTTGGAGAAGTTCGCGGTAGTTACTCCTCTACCGAAGAATAAGGGTGAAACTATTAAATGGCGTCGTATCCGTCCGTTGGCTATTTCTACGACCAACCTGACGGAAGGCGTCACGCCAGCACCGAGCCAATTGCAGTATGATGATGTCACTACCGCTATTGGTCAGTTTGGTGGCTGGATTCAGATCACCGATAAGATTCAGGACCTTCACGAGGATCGTGTCCTTGATGACAGTATGACTGCTCTTGCAGATCAGGCTGCTTCTGTCAAGGAAATGATTATGTGGGGCATCCTTCGTGGTGGTACCAATGTTCTGTACGCCAATGGTGCGTCCCGTGCATCGGTTAATACCCCGATTGACCTCGATCTTATTCGAGCCGCTGTTCAGACTTTGAAGCGTAACCACGCTAAGAAGATTACCAAGCGCCTTTCGGCATCCCCGAATTTCGCAACTGAAGCGGTTAACACCTCGTTCGTCGCGTTTGCTCACGTTGATACTGAGCGTGATTGGCGCGAAATGACTTCATTTACGCCGGTCGAACGCTACGGCACACTTAAGCCTCTGGATGATGAATGGGAAATCGGCAAGGTTGAGGAAGTTCGTGTAATCCTCTCCCCGCAGCTTTCTCCGTTCCTCGCAGCGGGTAGCGCAACTCTTAATGGCATGATTTCTAATGGTGCCGCTAACGTTGACGTTTATCCGGTCATTGTCATTGCGGATCAGGCATATGGTACTGTGCCTCTCAAGGGTGTAAGCTCTGTTGAGATGGCAGTTAAGAATCCTCCCATGGGCGATCCGGGCGACCCGTTGGGTCAGCGTGGCCACGTCGCGTGGAAGATGTACTATCAGGCAGTTCGTCTCAACGAGAACTGGATGGTTCGCTGTGAAGCTGGCGCGACTCAGGTTTCCTAAGGCTAGCTAACAGGAGAATATAAATGGCTACTTACGTTTCCAAGCAATTTAACGATAACGCAAATTATCGTCCTGCTGGCCAGAATGCTGCCGAAGAGTTGACTGTAACAGTCACTATTCCGGCGGGCACTGCGCTTGCCTCGGGCGACGTTATCAAGTTCTGCAAGATCGGCGATTCGGTTGAAATTACTGAATTTGAACTCAATCTCGATCAGTTTGATTCCAATGGTACGGCAGCAATGACCGGCAAACTTGGAATTACCGCTAGTACGGCGAGCTTGCTCGCGGCTAGTACTGCGCTCCAGACTAACACGACTGGTGCAAAGACTGTCGCGGCGGTTGGTGGTGATAAGGCGTCTTCGGGCGGCTTCGCTATCAATCCGTTCCCGGTTCAGACCTCGGCTCAGACCGTGCTCCTGACTCTGGATGGCTCTCCGGGTACCGCTTATACGACTGGTGATCGCAAGGTCACTCTTCGTATTAAGTACCAGTATGCGTATCCCGATAACTGGGTTGATGGCGTCACGGGAGTTAGTTCGTCTAACTTGCTCGGCACCAAGACCACGGAAAAGGCGGTCGTGTACACGTACAACGGCAACGCGCCGTAATAGAAATAACGCTTCGTCAAGAAGTGTCCACCACAAGAATCGGATCGGGAGCTTTCGGGCTCCCCTTCCGACGTATTTGAAGGATTACAACAATGAGTAACGAAACTGTAGAAGTAAAAGATCTTCGCTCTTCTCTTGAAGAGCTTGATATCGCATCCCTTCGCAAGAAGGCCAAGAATAACGCAATTGCTTTGACTCGTGAACACACGAAGCAGCAGATCATCGATCAGCTTGTTGAGGCAATTTCTAAGCATAACTACGCTCAGGCGGCTGATGGAGATTTGAAGCCGGGCTGGGCTCGCATTAAGATTCACCGTCCGTCGGGTTCAAAGCAGCAGCACGTTTTCTTCAATATCAATAACTATCAAGGGTATATCCCTTTGAACATTGAAGTTGATGTTCCTATTAAGGTGCTCGAAGTTCTCGATCACGCCGAAGAAATGAAGATTACTGGTGAGGACGAGTTTGGTGCTCCTAAGTGGGGGTTTGAACTTAGTTATCCGTATACCTTGCTAGCCAAGCTTGATGGCCCCGATCCCAAACCGGGATTTGAAGTATCTCGTGATCGCAAGATTGCAGGCAAGAAAAGATTCTATAAGAAGTTCGGAATCTATCCGACAGATAGAATGTATCAGTCATTCCTTCTGTCAGGAAATAAGTTTAATCCGTGGGGCGATTTTACGTCCGCAGAGCCGGGCTCTCCTGAATCTGAGACTAGTGAGGAATTCTAAATAAATGTCTACGACGAACTACGTTACCGTTACTAATAACGCCATTGAGGAATCTGGCGCAGATCTAGCCACCTTCGACACAGGCGGAGCTGACTGGACCTCTAATACCAACACCCTCATGAATCGTATGAGACGGTACGTAGCTCGTGCGTGGAAAGAGATTCAGCAAGAAGCGTTCGATTGGGGCTTTCTTGAAGAAATTGCCGTGGTTAATATCAACCCCGGCGTTATGTTCTACACCGATGGGGCTCCTGTAACTGATTTTGAAGGGCAAACATCTATAAATATCTTAGATCAAGATGGTTCTACCGCGGTAGGTGCAATTCCTATCTCCAGTTACTACGATCTGACTGGAATTAGCACTGATACTAAACCATTTGGATATTTTGATGTAACTACTACAGCTTCAAGTCCTATAACTTGGTCATTGAAGCCGGGTGCAGAATATTTTGAAGCAGTTAATGTGTCTATAGTTACTTTAACTAAGATGACACAGCTAGTTCCTTTGGATCTCACAAAGCAATATACTCTTCAAAGTAGTTTTCCTTTTATAAAGACTTGTAATGTTATTTCTGCTGTAGCTGATGGTCTAGGCACATATACAGTGACTCTTACTATCGGAGAGAATGCTTCTTATGTGGTAGGCGCTCCGGGCCTAGAACTTACGCTGCTCAATAGTCCCTTTACTATCTATTATCAGCATACCGGCGGCACTGTAGCTACTTCGGATTTTGCAGCATCCCGTAAAGCTTTTATTCATGGCTGGAAATCTTTTAACTTCTCAGAAGAGACAGGAATTGATGATTTTCAAGAGAGCATTAAAGAAGTAGATCAAAAATCTTTTAGAATAGTAGACTACTTTAAAGCTCCAGCTACAGGAGAAGTTCCAATTCAATACGTTCCTTGGGAAGCTTTTTCGAGGCTATACGATATAAGTTCCGCACCTCCGGGCATTCCACGAGTTGTAACTAGAGATAATACCAATAGGTTTAGACTCTACCCGCATCCTTACTACATCTTTACTTTGAAGTTTGATTACACTAGACTTCCGCAAGAAATCAGCGCATATAATGATGTATTTAAGGGACTAGATGAGGATTATGTTGATATCGTTATGTGGAAAGCTCTAATCTACTACGGCGAATTCGATGAACAGCCCTCAGTAGCAGCTAGAGCAACCAAGAATTACAAGAATATTTTGACTAGACTCGAACAGCAATATCGTCAGAAATTTCACCTCTCTCCCGCACGATTGTACTAAGTGATTAGATGACTACATACAGCGCCTATAATCCAGAAGTTGTCCAATTAATCGGCGGCTTAGATTTTGTAACTCCTCGGCCTAATACGGCTCCGGGCGCGCTTATTGATTGCTACAATTTTGAAGTGGCCGATAAGCTTGGATATAAGCGCGTGGATGGCGTTGAGCCGTTCGATGGTAATGCATCTATCTCTAATTGCTACAGCCTTCTTTACAAAAGTAATTGGACCGCCGGAAGTAATGTAACCATAGTTAATGGCCGTTATATGTTTATAAACGACCCTAATGTTACTTCTCCTTTTGAATACCCCTTTGCTAGAGTAGTAAGTTCTACCGGTAGTGGAACTACGAGCGGGACTATTACGTATTACATCTTTGATGTTGGGAAATTTCTATCGGCAGAATCTTCCGCTTCTGTGCAAATCGACGGGATTTCTAGCCCAAATATGACTCTTTCTGGAACGGAACTCGCGTATCAATTTGATAATGTTACCAGCCTTTCTAGTGCTATTTCTACGGTCCTAACCGCATATACCAGCACATTTGCTAGACAAAATATTTCCGCCACTTCTAGTGAAGAATCTAATACTATCTACTATAATCCTGCTATAGGACTTACTGGGTTTAAAAACCAAGAATATGAAGTAGTGGATTGTGCTAGCATATTATTTAATAATGGCGTGTATCAAATTCATCCGGGAGACTATCTTAGCACTATTAGTACTAATATAGCCCCTTCTTACGTAGTTCGAGAGATCACGCTTATTAGTGGAGATTGGACTACTGGCGATGCTGCTGGTAAAATTTTGTATTCAAATATAGATGGTTCTATCGCTAATCAAAATAATTTGCATTTGGCATCGCATTTCTATGTACACATAGGAACTAGCGCTTCTATTGGCACGTTATGCTGCGATCCTACTAATAACCTAGGCGCGGCAATAATCCCAGCCACAGATAAAGCAACCATGCATCGCTCCTATGGGCCAGAGCAAGCCTCTAGTACGGCTGCTTCTCCAAATACCTTGCAAACAGGCTGGTGGGAAGTCGATCTTGGGTGGATTACACAATATTCTGGCGGAACTAGTAATGGCCCCTTTACTAAGGTAGGTAGAGAATCCAATCCTGCCCCAGCATCTATAACTCCTACGTCATATGCCTTTGCTAGCTTTGCTAGCGGCAATCTAGTAGACTCTGCGCCCAATAGCACTCAGTGGCTAAATAATCCGGCTGCATCTTTTCCCGCCAATGTCCAGACGCAGAATGATGGGGACTACATCAGCTCCTTTAGTAACAGCGGTAGTGTAGCAGCTCTAACTCTGAGCGATTTTGCATTTGCGGATCTTCCTGTAGACACGCTTGTTACAGGCATTGAGCTATCTATATCTGCCTTTAATACTCCTAAAGTAACTACTACCTCTGGATATACAATAGCTTCTACTGGTACTACTGGAGAAAGCATAGCAGTATCTGGTATTAGTGGTCTTAATGGCAAATTGCTAGATATCACTGATGGCACACACACCATTACGGTATTAGTTACTGGAACGAGTTCGGGCCATATAGTTTGTACAATCGCCAATGATAGAGGCTTTTCCGGGCAAACTATGGCATCCGGAGCGCACGTAAATTATGCAGCATCGAACGGCACTCTGAGCCAAGTTCCTAAATTTAATGCCACTTTGAACTTGACCGGAAGTTCTACTAAGAATACTCCAGTACTAAGTGAGTGGGATTCTGGGGCTTCTACTTACTATACTTCAGCCCACAGCCAGACCTTTACTCTTGGCGGATCTAATGATCTCTGGGGTCTTACTGCTGTAACGGCATCTGATCTTCAAAATTCTGGATTTGGAGTAACTTTTGCCATATCGGGCAATGTAAATAGCGCTATCATCGGCTTAGATGTTGTTAAGATTAGAATTTACTATCAAACCACTTCTAGCGTGTACTACTTTTACAATGGTATAGATGATGTAAAAGGCACCATAACTACTTATAGTATTGCTAGTGGAGATTTCTCTACTAATGATGCTGCTGGATATATTCAGATAGCTAACGTCACTCCAGATGGCGGAGCAACTAGAAACTACATACAAGGTGGAGATCAGATTTGGACGGCTCCTCTAGGAACGGGTTCGCATATTGCGAATGTTTCTGGGAATATGTCTTACGCTGGACTTCCATCTTTTAGCAAGATACAAGCAGCATCATCTCAGTATGAATTTATTGAGGCGGATTTTTACGGAAATACTGAATGGGAGGCTATATATGGATGTTCAGGAGCAGGACGAGCATTTACATACGATTCATTCTATTTTAGGTATATCTACACAAATCCGACAGATTCTTTGGATATCCCTAGGCACTTGGCCTTTCATAATTTTCAGCTCGCTCTAGGCTTTAAATCAGGAGATTTGGAAGTATCTGCTACTGGACTTCCAGAAGACTTTAGTGGTGTGGATGGAGCAGTCGATCTTAGCACAGGAGATCCTATTACGGGATTGCTACGCATGAGTGGTACGACTTTGGGCATCTTTTGTAGAGGTTCAATCCAAGCACTTAATGGAACAGATCCTACGAATTTCTCTATGAGTGTGCTTAATCCTTATGAGGGTGCTATCGAATATACGGTCGTTGATGGTGGTAATAGTAAGCCCATTTATGCATCTTATAAGGGCATTAGTACCTTCGATCAGAGCAATACTTATGGCAATTTCTTGGGAAGTAGGCTTTCGGCTAATATAACTTCGTGGCTTTTGCCGCGCCTTACTGGAACTCCCCAGCCAATCAATACTCAGGCAGGAAGCTTTTTAACTACTTCTCGCGGTCCTTTATTTGCCACAACTATTCGTAGTAAGAACCAATATCGACTTTGGTTTGCTGATGGGTATTATCTGACCATGACTCTCATGGGACAGAATCAAGATCCAGTATTTACTATTCAGCAAGTTAATTTCAACTACACCAATAACATAAACCCAGATAATGAAACGTCCGTAGCTATTCCTTTGGCTAATAGTTATTGGATCGATTCAAACGGAAGAGATAGAAATCATTTTTCTATATACAACCCCTTGATGGGTCGTGGCACAGTTATTACAGACTATGCCAATTATGTGTGGGAAATTGATAGGGGATGGGGTTTCGGCCCTAATCCTATTCGTGGGTGGTTTACCACAACCCACAACTTCTTTGATAATCCATTCCAGATAGATAATCCGCGAAAAGTTCGTTTGCACGGACAATCTCTTGGAATAGGAACTCTGGATGTTTCTGTAAGCGCAGACTATGAATCGGGAGATTTTGTATTTGGAGCATTCTCGGCAATGAGTAATGCCCCTGCACAGGATATATCTCTCCCACGAGGCGGTGGTACAGCTAACCCAGCTTTTCTGACCACAGATTATCAAGCACAAACTAATATCGCTAACATTGGAAAACGAGGCCGCAGCTTCAGTTTGCAATTTTCAACTGATCCCAGCACAGTCGAGCCGCCGACAGTTTGCCAAGCACTTTTGATACAGACTACACTTAATAAGGCAGATGTGTAATGGCAGGAACTACTTATACGAATCCTAACGGACTTAGTGCCCCAACTAATCAGTCCGGCGGTTTCTACGCTTCTCCGCTGACTCAAGCATCTCCCAACAATACGGGCGGATACACATCAGTTGGAGCTAATAATATCGCTTGGGGTGTGGCTACTCCGGATGAGTACACATCTAACCAGCTAAACAGTCTGGTATCTCAGAATAGCCCGTATCTTCAGCAAGCTCGTCTTCAAGCCACTCAAGCTGCTAATGCTCGTGGTTTGGGTAATAGTTCTATTGCTGCAGGTAATGCACAAGCAGCAGCTATTCAAGCGGCTTTGCCTATTGCTACTAACGATGCTAATATGCTGGCCAATCTTCAGAAGACTAATCTTACTGATGCTGCCCAACAGAATTCCGCCTTTAGACAGGCTGAAGCTACTGAGAATGCTGCCGGCCAATATGCTTCGGCTACAGTTCAAGCAGAGAATACAAGAGCTGCTGAAGCTCTTCAAGCTCAACGTGAGCAAGATGCCTTTAGCGGTGAACAGACTCAGTTGCAAGATCAGTTTAATGCTGGTCAGACTATGCAGCAGTATTACAACACTTCAGGTCTGTCGGCGCAGCAGTTTCAACAGCAATATGGGCTACAGCAGTTCCAAGACCAGTTTAATTTAGGAGCTAACCTCTTACAGGGCCAAGAAAACTTCTATAATACTGCAGGCTTGAGCGCTATGAATAATCCAGCTATTATGGGTGATCCACAAGCCTTTGGTGGCTATATGCAGTTTATTAGCAATCCATTCAGTCAGACTATAGACAGCATCTTTGGCAATCTATTCGGAAATAACAGTACTAGTGGGGGGACGCCGTAATGGCAGATCAAGTTCCTTATTCTCCATCTAATTGGAACGCTGGTGACGGTTACGCAGTCGATCCTAACTATCTAACCAACACTTATCAACTTCAAGATAACTATTTTGGAGGAAGTGGTAGTAATGCTGATGGCACTAATGGCGGCTTTAATATGCTGCAATATGCTGCAGATACTAGCGGTAATTACTACAATCCGTCCAACAATACTCTCGGCTCTTCTCTGTCGGCTGTAGGAATGGGTGCTCCTACAACAGGACTAGGAGCCGCTGCTAATGGTGTAGGAACTTTAATAGGGGCCTATAATAACGCCTCTACCGACTCTGGAAGCTCTGCACTAAGTGGGGCAGCTTCTGGAGCTATTGCTGGTGCAGAACTTGGGAGCGTTGTTCCCGGCATTGGAACTGTCGTAGGCGCAGTAGCTGGCGGTATCCTTGGGGGATTGGCCGGTTTGTTTGGATCAAAGTCCAAAAAGAAGCAAGCAGAAGCTAATTATAATGCCCAGATTCAAGCAGCTACGGCTGGTGAGCAGCAAAAACAAGCAGATTACCTACAGAATCAAAAACTTACTCAGGCTGCCATTAGCCCTTATGCAAGCTCGTATCAGCCTAATGGATATCAATTTAAGAACTCCCTTTTTGGAGGCGCGCATCCTAATCTGCCGCAGCCTCAAAGCGGTCAGTTGAATATCCCAAATCAGCCGGCACAAGTTGTTGGTAATGGGATTGGCAAGCCTTTGACAGCTAATATTCCGGGAGCCACCTTTACTCCTTCAGCAGCGCAGCCTTTCCAAGCACCCTCGGCTAGCTTCGCTCCACCTCAAGCGCCGCAGACATTGGCCATGCCTCAATACTCTGGGAATCAGGCTCAAGATCAAGCTAATGCGAATAGCTATCTAAATCAATATGCCAAGAATATCCAACTTCAGAATCAAATCAGCGCTGCAGCAGCTATGAATCCTTATGCAGCTTATTTCGGAGGTAACGCCAATGGCGTCCCAACAGTCTAAACTAAAAACACTTCCAAACGATGCAAAGCGAGATACGCAGATTGCTGCTGGACTCGCTGTTACAGGACTTTTAAGTCAGCAAGGATTGCAATCTATAGCTCAGGTTCTACAGGGGGCTAAAGATGCTGCACAAGCTCTTGGACACGTTATATTTATGGCACTCTCTAAGGTTAGAGAAAAGCTTCAGCAGCGTGGAATGAAGATTGATGATAAGGTGTGGATAGCTGGTGGTGGGGTTCTTGATCGAGTGCTTTTTGAGGTTATGACCGCCGTAGCCACAATTCTAAAATTCAAGCAAGCGGCTGATCCAAATTTTGTACACGACGTTAAAGAAACGGTTCTCGGCCTTATGCATGATGATGACAATGGCCCGCATAATCAGCAGTCAGATAATGATGAAGACGACCAACAGCAAGCTGGTCCGCCGGGACTTGGTGCCCCACAACAGCAAGGAGCAGCACCGCCGCAGCAAGGACCTAGTCCGCAAGGAGCACCGCAATAATGCCAGCTACTAATACTCCTAATTATTTTGATGCTACTTGGGCTCCTGCACAGCCAGTAGATGCCATTCCTAATCCTGCAGTAGATAGTGCTATGGGATTCAGCCCACAGCCGGGAGATAGCGATGGTATGATTTTTGCTAAAGGGTTGCAATCTTCTCTATTTCGTAATACGAAAGAGGGTCAAGACTTAACGACATCTTACGCTAAACAGAAGCTTGCAGATCAACTAACAGCCCAGCTTGAAGAGCGAAAGCTTCAGCTAAGACAGCAATATCCTCAGTATCAGTTCGAAAAAATGCCGTATGGTGTTGTTTCCATGAATCCAAGTACTGGCGAAGTAAAAGATGCTGGCGGTTTAAGTGGCGACAAGAATGATCCTTCTACTCCAGCAGGTTTGGCTTTTCAGACGTACACACAAGAACAGATTGCTGCCGGTAAGAAAGCTCAGTATGAAAGTAGCCCAGATTATTACAAAAATCTCTCAGATGAAGCGACTAATAAAGCCATTCTAACTAAGAATGAAGCAGATTACTATGCTGGAGCTAAAACTAGCCTTGCAGAAGCAAAGGCCAAGGAAGATGCCGCTATTGCACAAGCTAGATTAAATCCGCAAGCCAAGCCGCCTACACCGCAGCAAGCTCTGCAGGCACAAAATGCTGCTATCGCCTCTTTTTATCCGGGGTATGATCCTAAAGACACGATGGGCTTTAGTCCGGGTAATAAAAGATTTAAAGCAGATATGCAGCAAGATCCTCAAGGAACGCAAGATAAAATCAATCGAAAGGCACAAGAAATCTTGATGCAAGGACGTATCTCTCCGAGTGGTATTGCTTCCCCTAACATGGGATCGGGTCTTTTAAATCTCGGAAATTCTCCAGTATTTTCTCCTCAGCCGGGAATGCTCGATCAATAAATAATGACTGACGAATTTAATCCAACTAGTGATGATATCACTCCAATTACTCTGGATGATATCGCTAATCATCTAAGCCAGCAAGGCGATGATATGATTAGGAATGGTGCCGATCCTAGTACTGTAGGAGCGGCCATACGGGAACGTATGGAAAAAATTCAGCAAGTCTATTCTCAGTACGGACCTCAAGCTTTTGGTCCAAAATCTAGTATTTACAACAAGCCTGACGTCGCTGGTTTGGAAGGAGTTTATTCCGATCCTCGTGAGCCGGGTATTTATGGCAATCCGGCTAGCCTCAGTGATCCATCTCTAATTGAAGGCAGTAATACTAAGAATTTGATTACCGATCCTCTTTCTTCAGTGAAGAATTGGAAGGGTGATCTTACGGACATGGACGGCTCTACTCCCGATCCGGGCGGTTTCTGGCGCACAGCCGGGGATGTAACTACT